CTTTACAATTTGATCTGAGTTGTAAGAAATCAACATGGGTGCTGTGTAATCATCACACCACTCAGCAAATTCATCATGATCAAATTTTTTATGTATTGATCCCTTCCTACCATACAGATTATCTTTTATATCGTATGGTGGATCAAGGTATATAAAATTATCTTTGTCATCAGTTAACATTCTTTCGTATGAAAGATTAGTTATCTTCCAGTTTTGTATCATGGTTGCATATGTTTTTAATTTTTCAATACCATTGAGTGAAAAATTAGATTCGGATGCTTGTTCTGAGAATGATGATGACTCAGTTAATCCTGAGAAACTACATTTGTTTACAATATAAAATGCAGATGCACGTTCAAGATTAGATTTAGTCTTATCGTTTACTTCTTCTTTCATTGATTGAAATAAACATCGTGCAGCATCAGGATTACAGTAGCATTGTTTTATACCTGTTAGTAAATTAGATAATTTATCTCCGTTATGCTGTAACTCAGACCAAAAATTATATAATGGTTCATACAAATCATTTACCCACACATCTAAATGTGGATATCTTTTAGTTATTTCTATTGCTACAGAACCACCACCTAAAAATGGTTCACGATATTCTTTGTATTTTTTAAGATCAGGAATAAACTGAAACAACTTAGTCAATGCTCTGCTCTTTCCGCCAGGATATCTTAGGGGTGTCTTAAATGATTTTAAACTCATTGCTCTATGATAAGTGCTTTGGTTGTTTTATTTTCTAGAAAATCTACTACTTTCATTATACCATATGCAGTGAAAATTTGGGGAACTATAAATGCTACCATAGCAATTACCCAAAAAAAGTAATAATAGTTTTCTTTATTTTGTGTTCTCTTCTTTGGCATTAGATTCCATTAAATAATTTCTTGCTCTTTCGATGCCTTCTAGATTATCACCTAGTGCACCTATGCTAGTATTACATACCCTACAAAGATATCCACGTAATTTTCCTGTTTCGTGACAATGATCTAATACTAATTGCAGATCAGTTCTTCCACAACAATCACATGGAGTTCCTATGGGTCTTGTTTTACCATGTATTTTCTTTAGGTCTCTCTCTACTTTTCTGACAACTTTTCTACATTCGTAACACATACCATGACGATATGTTTTAGTTGCTGTAACCGTGGTTATCTCAAAGGCAGAGTTCTCCTTTGTCTTTTTACATGTTCTGCAAGTCTTCACTTAAACTCACAACTCATCATAACTTCTGTTAGACATGCTAACAAATTAACTTCCTGATCAGGAACAATAGGAATGTTGTTCATGTATTTGGCAATAATTAAAACTGCCTCTGGTATAGAAGATGGTTTCAATACACCATACAAACTATCATAGATCTTACGCATGACCATGGTAGGATCATTATCCATATGTTGTACTACCCAACTCTTTACTGTAGTAAATTCTTTCTTCTTGAGTGATGTTAGTAACGTATCAAGATTAACATCAGCAACATCTACTAGAATTGCAGAGTTGATTGAACCTGTAGCTGCATAACGTTGACACTCATTGATAAGTCTCCTCCAATCAGGATAATATCTTTTGATTAGTTTAGCAATTACTTTCTCTTCAAACTTTACATTCTCTTTTTCAAGAATATATTTTAACCTAGCAAAGAACTCAACTTGTAGTTTTGTTGATTGCTCTGGTTTAATTCTAAAGTCAACGACTGTACACCTAGAGTGTAATGGTTCTATGATCTTGTTAATAAAGTTACAAGTGAATATAAAACGACAGTTGTTATGAAACTCCTCTACAGCAGTCCTCAAGGACAGTTGTACATCGTTGGTAGTGTTATCTGCCTCATCTATAATAACGACTTTGTGAGACGCACCTGACGTCAGTGACACAGTTGTAGCAAATTGTCTTACACGATTTCTTACTGTGTCTAGAAAACGACCTTCATCTGATCCATTGATGACAATGTATGACGCTCCTATTTGATCACACATTGCCTTAGCAATTGTAGTCTTACCTACTCCTGCTGTGCCACTCAATAATAGATTAGGTAGTTCTCCTTGTTCAACAAAACCTTGAAAGACCTCACGTGTTGTATTAGGGAGGATGCAATCCTCCACTTTTTTAGGTCTATATTTTTCAACCCAAAGGAACTCTTTGCTCATTATGTAATTGTAAGTTAAAGGAAAATGTTAATCTCATCTTAGCATCACTTGGTAGATCAACGCAATGCTTTAGGTATGGTGGAAATAAAATGACATCTCCATCATGTAAATTTGGACTCAAGGTATCAGCAAAGTATTCTTGAAAGTCTCCACTGTTATATGGAAACTGATGTATCCGATTATTAGAATCAGGACGAAAGAATGTTGTTGGAGTAGTGCCCTTGTTATAATAAACACCACACCAATATGGATTTAAGTCCATGCAACCTGTCAAATGTGTATGTGGTTCTTGACCTTGATCTTCATGATATACATTATACCAGAAGTCTACAAAATTAAATCTGTCAGGTATACCGTGTTGATAGAAAAGTTTTTTTATCTGTTCTTTTAGATCTGACATCAAACTATTCCTAACATCTACAGATACTAATGTATCATTGTCAGGAATAGAAGGGTAAGTAGAATTGACTGGTGTAGTCCATCCTCTAGGACGATGATCTAATTTGTCTATCTCGGCAAATTTATAATCATCATGTTTGTCAAATCTAAAAGTAAATACAGGAACAAAAAAAACTTTATGTAATCTCACGGTTCAAGTGCAATGTAATACTTAAGGTCAACATCTTGACTAGTCCATTCTGATATCAAATGTTGAGATACCTTTACAGTATAGTCACTTGGTAAAACACGAATGTTTTCAATCTTAAGATCAAGAGAGAATGTTCCAGTAGCAGTTCCTTTCAAAGAAAGATCGTAAGTGTTACTGGTGTCATTTTCTTTGTCTCTCAAAATTAATTTGATCGTGTTTGATCCTTCTTCTGAATAGAAGGTTAGGTCAGGAAGACCATATACAGCAGATGCCTTTTGAATGTTTACTAGATCCTCAGCAGTCAAAGAGAATTCTATATCAGAACCAGGAAACTTTACGTTTTTCTCAGGTGCACTCTTTAATGTGATCTCAGGATCAGAAAAGTAATACTTAGCAGACTGACGACCACCACGAATGCTTACAAAATCTCCAGAAGTAAATTCCAATTGAGGATTATCAAACAAAGAAATGCCACTCAAGAACTGACTGAGATCATAGATCGCAAAGTCAGTAGGAAATATTTCTTCTCCTGTAAATTTTGCTAGTATATTTTCTGCGTTAGATATCGTTCTAACGGTTGATCCTTGACGAAATACAATAGAAGAATTGATTGTCGAAAAGTTTTTAAGGACGTCTAGTGTTTTTTTAGATAGTGTTACTTTACTCATTTGTCATAATAAATTATTCTTGTGCAGCAAAATCTGCAGCTGCGTATCGTGAAGTTTCTTTGTGATAGAAATGCATCAATAGCACTCCATAGTGTAGCACCTTTAAGATGTCTTGTCTAGCACTACCTTTCTTATCAAAACGTGAAGCATACTTTAGAATGTTACTTCTGCAAAATGCTTGTGCATCTCCACATGCTTCAATCAGATCGAGGGTTTGAATACTATCTTCTAGTAGTCCAGAAGAATAGTGTTTGCTATACGTAGAAGAGATGTATGCTAACAATTCTTCTACGTTTTCTTTTTCATTGTATTTCAATCTTCACTCCAGACATGATCTATGTCACTATGATAGCATTGAAATTCATTTCCGTCAAGGTCAACAACATTTATTTTGTGTGTTGCTGACCATTCGTTACCCTCATCTCCTATGATACGAACACTCCTACCGTCTTTGAGACGGAGGATGTGTCCTAGGTATCCATCAAACGGTTTCTCCATCTTCTACCTCGTTTGGATTTACATCTTCATCAATCTTATCATACAATTCTAAGAATGACTGTTTTGTTTCGTCATCGAAACGATTTGTGCAAACTTTGATTGCTTTCATACGATCATTCCAGATAGCAAATGCTCTGACGATGTGTACAAGTCTACGTGTTGAGATAACTTCGTCAACACCACCATCGTTGAATGTTCTACGAATGATGTCTGCCCAGTTAGCAAGATGTGAACAGAAGTCTTTGTCAAGAACAGCAAGAGATGCAGATGCCTTTTCAAGAATCTTTGTTTCTACAGCAACAGTAGGATAGTCTTGCTCGAATGTCAAAGCAAATCTCTCAAGGAATGCTTCGTTCAATACGTTAGTACCTATGAATCTACCGTCTTCAGAACCTTTACCTTTTGTGTTTGCAGTAGCAAAGATGTTGAAACCTGATCTACGCTCGATGTAACGACCTGTCTTCTTCAAGAATAAACCTTTACCTTCTAGCACAGATTGTAGACATAGAATCTTGTTAGATGCTAGGTCAACCTCATCAAGAAGTAAGATAGCACCACGTTCTAGTGCTTCGATGACAGGACCGTTGTGCCATACTGTCTCACCGTTGACAAGTCTGAATCCACCGATAAGGTCATCTTCGTCAGTCTCGATAGTGATGTTGACTCTGATAAGTTCTCTGTTGAGAGCAGCACATGCTTGCTCTATACCAAGAGTCTTACCATTACCAGACATACCTGTGATGAATGTAGGGTAGAATATGCCTGATTGAATAATTTTTTTGACATCAGAAAAGTTACCGAAGGGAACATAGTTAGGATCTTTGCTAGGAACTAGGTTCTCTGCAATAGCAGGAGATGCAGAAGGTGCTTGGAAAGTCTTCTCAAGTTTTTCTTGGATAGTAAGATTCCACTTACCAATACCTTGTTTGTATTTTTTTAGTCTTTTCTTGACTGTAGCGAGTGAACAATTGAAATGCTCTGACGCTTGAAATAAATTTTTAGTATTGATCTCGGTACCAAAATTTTCTGTAAGGTATGCAACGAAATCTTCAGTAGTAACAGGAATAGGAGCGAATGGCATTTGTTTGTTTGTTTGTTATGTAATAAGTATAGTGGATAATAAGGGGTGTTGCCACCCCTAGTGGACAGTTTGTTAACTGACTTGTGATACAAATGATGTGAGTAACTTTTTGTTTACTGACTTGTTAGAAAGCATTTTCTTGAATGCTCTAGTAATGTCACCTTTTTTAGCATTGTCTTTTACAACGAACTCTGTATCTAAGTCAATTGCTTTGTTGTTGATAGCATACAGTTCAGTGTATCCTGCAGGATTCTTGATAACTGCAGACTTGTCTTTCTTCCATTGCTTTTGGATTTCTTTGTAGTCAGCATTCTCTGAACCATATGTAGACACAAAGTTCATGAGAGCACTGCCAGATAAGATACGGAACCCTAGAACATTTACATCAGGATTGCGATGACGTAATTGCTTTAGGAAGATGTTAGTGCAATTACCATATGTGAATTGCTCGTATGTGCGTCCAGTTGTACGATCACGTAATGCAACACCGAAGTCAATGCGACGAGCAGAAATTGAAGTCTCACCGTCACCCTTTTCATACTCACAACCATAAGAACTAGTGCATGCTTCACCATCAGTCAAGATGCATACATTTACTTTTTGTAAGTCATTGTTTTTCTTGAACTGAGGAATAAGATAGTTGAGCATAACAATTGACTCATTCAATGGAGTACCAGATAAACCAAGACCGATTGTTCTTTGGTAGTAACCATAACTCTGGTTGTATGAAGCTTCACGGAAAAGGTTTAAGCACATACGCTCATAGTCTTTTCCACTAGATCTAGATGATATGAAATTCATTAGATAGAAGAATGAATCAAAATGAAACTCATTCTTTACATAGTTGTCATCATCATAGTAAGAACGATGATAACCATAGTCCTCTGGTGTTGTGCCATGATCAATAGCATTCTGTGCTGCCTTCCACTCATTTGTGAAAGCATAGACCTCGAAAGGTATTTGTACTTTTCTGCAGAATGATGTTAGGTTTATCAATTGCTTTACTGTAGGAACTAGTTCACGTGCCATAGAACCTGACCAGTCAAGAACAAATATCATACCGTGGTTCTTACCATCAGGAATAATAGTTACTCTCTTGAATAGATCTTCGTTGTACTTGTATGTGTGAAGAATACCTGTGTTTAGAATACCAGTTTTTGCTGTTCCTGCACGAGCATAAGCATCAGCAGACTTGCGACACTCAAACTCTTTTACAAGATAGTTGACTTCTTTCTGAGATTGCTTACGAAACTTTCTGTAGTCTTCATCTATCTCAGTTGTGTCACAACTGGAATCTTTCTGACTATCAATCCAATCATGAAGAACTTTCCAGTCAACAACGTAGTCTTTTGTGTTTATTGTTTTAGGTATCTCGACGTAAGTTGTTGGTCTGTCTCCGTATGATTCTTCACTAGAAAGTTTTTCTTTGCTACTCTCAAGTGCTTGTTGTGTAGCAGAACCATGAATGCCACCTTCTGCTTGACGATCTTCCTCTTCGTCAGTTAGATCACCATCTTCATCATACCAGTCATCTTCAACATCTTCTAGTTCTGATCCTGATGATTGCTCACCTTTAATCTTGTTTGTTTCGATTGAACCGAAACTCTCATCATCTTGAGATGTGTCACCACCAGTAGAAGATGGTGGTACAGCAACAGGTACCTCTGTAGTTTCTTTGTTATCTTCTTGTGTCTTGCAGTAATCGTATACGTCCTGAGCAATCTTTAGAACTTCATCAAAAGTTTCAGCAAGGTCAGCACGAGCAACAAACACATACTCAGCACCTTCAAAAGGAAGCATAGCGTGAGCACCTAACTTGAAATGTAGATTGATGCGATCAATCAAAGTCAACTCTGAAAGATCTGTATCTAGAATCTGAAAAAAATCTTTGTCATTTAGTTCTGCGTATCCACCAGTAAAAGACTTCTTGAGACCTGGATACTTACGCTTCATAAGTTTTTCAATACGAGCATCTTCAATGACATTGATGTAGTCTTTAGGAATGTCATAGTCTTGAGTCCAGTCTACGTTAGGAGTGAACAATGCATGACCTACCTCATGACCTACAAGCATGTCATATACTACGTCTGATGCTTTGTCCCACTTAGGAAGAACTAGGACTCTGGTGTCAACATTGAAGTATGCTGTTTCTGTGGTTTTGTGCTCGACAACTAGGTTCTCTGTTGCGAGAAGTCTTGCTAGATTGCCTTTGATTTCTTTGGTGGACATGTGCTTGTGTTTTGTATATACACATGATAACAGAAATATATGCTAACTAATCAATGCGTGTGTAACTTCGTTAACTGTCACATCCAGTGTAGAATAGTTCTTACTCTTCTCTACTGTAATAGTTCTATCAAATTTATCATCTAAGTTTTGCTTGTGACTTATCACATATACTTTTGTCTTCTCATCAAAATTCCTCAAGATCCAACCTAGGTCGCTAGTACCAGATTGGTCAAGTGATCCATCAAATATTTCATCTAGGATAAGTAAATTAGTATCGACGCTATTCTTAAGCTTAGCAATACTACGCCAAGTGAGCAAAAGAGCAATATCAATTCTAGCTTTCTCACCTTCCGAGAACGAGTCATATGAAAATACATCCCTATATCTACTCTTAATTATTTCTTCAAAGTTCTCATCTAGGGTAAAATTGACATAAAACTCCATCCTTTGTAAGAAATCGTTAATTAACTTATTCATTGTAGGTAGGTATGTCTTGATAATTCTAGTCTTAATACCATTGTCTTTCAGCAACTGTCCTGCTGTTGTCAAGACTGCACCATCCTTTTTGAGATCAGCATGTTGTTGACTGTAAGATTTCTTATCCTTTATCAATGTTTCTAATTTAGAATACTCTGCTTTCTTATCAGGATTACTACCTTCCAATTCTTTTATCTCATCAGCAATTCTGTCTACCTGTTTTCTTATAGTCATCAACTGGTAGTTTGTTTGACTGATAGTTGTATTGATGTTGTTTACCTCTGTTGATAACTCTGTAAATTTTTCTAGTCTCTCTTCTTCTTTTTGTATAGCATCTAACAAATCTTCTTTGCCAACACTTATATCTTTTATCTTATTGTCTAAGTCACCAGTCATTGTTGCAACAAATTCTTCTTCTAGTTCCTGAGAACATGTAGGACAGATATCATTGTCCTCAAAAAACTGTCTATCCTTTTGGCATGTGTTCAACTTATGTGTCAACTTTATTAAAAACGTGTTCAACTTCTTCAATTTTTCGCTGGACTTAGAATACTCTCTCATTTCTTCATTAAGTCTTTCGATTTGTTGTGTGAGAATAGACACATCCTCTATGCCTTGTGATTCTGTTTCTTTGTATTCGTCTATTTGTTTTTGTTTTTTCTTTACCTCTTCCTCAGTTCTCTTTTCCAGAGTCAACATATGTTGTTTCTGTAAACCTATCTTATCTTTAAGTAAATCTATTTGATAATCAATCTCTCTAGTTTCTATATTGTTTTCTTTGACTCTATCTTTTAACAACATATTCATAGTAGAGAATACTTGAATGTCTAGTATGTCTTCTATAATCTCTCTTCTCTGTGGTACAGACAACTTCATGAATGGTACAAACGTAGATGATCCTAGCACTACAATCTGTGTAAAGGATTTGTAATTCATCTTGAGAACATTTGTTTCAAATTTTTTCTGTTGTTCTACAACTGAACTCTCCTTATCCCATATCTTTCCATTGTGATATATCTCAAACTTGTTTGGTTTGATACCTCTGATAATTTTATACTCGTTCTTACCAATAGAAAATTCTATCTCTACTACACAATCCTTTTCGTTGATACTATTGATCAACATACTCTTACTAATTTTACGAAACGGTCTAGCAAACAAAGAAAAAGTAAGAGCATCCAAGATGGTACTCTTACCCGCACCGTTGCTACCAACGATTAGATTTGTTCTTCCTACAGTTAGATCAATTTCACTAAACACATTTCCTGTTGAAAGAAAATTCTTCCAACGGATTTTCTCAAATATAATCATTCTTTAGTTAAACTATCAGGGGGTATCAAAAAATCGTCAGGAGTAATAATGGAAAATTTTTGTCCACGTTCCTGACATGCTCCTATTATAACATGATCATCCATTTCCACAACCCTCATGGAAGGATAATCTGTTATATCTTCTAACATTGATAAGTATCTGTCTGCGTCATCTTCTAATTGAAAGATAGGTATTACTCTGTTATCTTCCTCATCGTACACAGAATACACTCCATCAACATGTGACTCTAGAGTAAGTACGAACATTAATTAACGTTACAGCTTTCAATATATAGGGATCTCATGACATTCTTAAGTGAAGATTTGTCTACAGCGATCTCTACTTCATCAATATATTCGTTCAATAGAGTCATCGTATCCTTAGTCTTTAAGTCTACATCATCTATGTCATCTGTGTCAATAAGTGTTTCTACTATCTTTACATCATGTGCACCTACGTTGTAAAGGCGATCAACCAATGTCTCGAACATTTGGTAGTCTTTCTTATCTTCGACGATGAGTTTGACGAACTTGTCTTTATAATCAGATACATCTGATTTGTTGTAGTCGTTGGTGGCATCATCATAAAATATCTTTTCAAAGATACTATACGGGTTTTGATAAAACTTAAGTCTGTCAGTTTTAGTATCGTAAATATGAAATCCACGATTATCCTTGTAATCATTCCAGAACATCTCATATGGATTACCTAGGTATTGGACGTTACCACGTTTTGATCTATGATGAAAATGACCTGACCAGACACGATCAAACTGTTTAAAGTCTGATACAGAGAAACCTCCCTCATGTCTCATGCCAGGTGTAACTTCAAACCCTTCTACTTCCATGTGACTACACATGATATCAGCGTTACTACTCTTGATAGTTTCTATTGACTCTTTCTTATTGCCAGAATTAATCCAAGGCATCATAAGAAAATTTTTACCACCAACAGTAATATGTTCTGGTGTAGAATATATTGTGATGTTATCATACTCTCTAAGTATTAACTCAGGAGAGTTGATCTTATTGGTATTCTTGTAGTAAGTACAATGGTTACCAAGAATCATATGCACCTTGTACTTCTTTAACCTTTCAAAATAATTATTCTTAACTCTGTCAAAAGTATTATAATCCAGAGACTTTCTATTATCAAAAGTATCCCCAAGGTCAAATATTGTAGTAATACCTTCTTTCTCAAGAGTCGGAAAAAAGATGTCATCGTAGAATTTTTGAAAGTAGTTCCAGAACGCTATGTTTCCTTTGCGTCCATCCAAATGTTGATCTGTTATAATTGCTATCTTCATACTTTTTCATGATGATGCTGTGGGTAATCTTGTTCCTGTGCTTTCTGAGTCATTACTGGTCTTGCACCACCACCCTCGTGACCATGAGCAATACCTAGTTCATGCATTCTAGCATGTTCTTTAATTTCATCTTTAAGGTCTTTACCTCCTGCTCCAAAAGTCATGTATATTCCATACACTAAAAATGCTAGAACAATTAGTCCTATAAAGAAAGCAAACGCAGCACCTC